CTGCTTCTTGTACTCGCGAAGCTCGGACGCAGACTCAAACGTGCGCCCAATCTGGCTCACCTTGAGTGGCTTGGACGGCATCGGACCCACTGTCATCACCGCCCCAATCCGAATGGTGATGGAGCTATGGCAGTCGGGACACACCGCATCATCCACTTTCGCCAGCGGGATGAACATGTCGGTGAAGTACCCACACTCGCCGTTACAGCGGAAGTCGTACAGCGGCATCACACAAGCCCGTAGTTGCGAAGGGTCATCAAAGCCGTCTCCAAGTCGAGAGGCTGTACGGGAACGGACTCTCGCGTAGCCCGAAACGGGCTGTAGCCCGACGCTGCCTTGCGTCGGTTCAGGTAGCGAGGCATCAGTTCAAGGTTGGCCAGATTGTTCGAGCCCCCGTTAGACAGGGCTTGCTTGTGGTCGACCTCGACGTTTGTTGGAAGCTCCATACCCAGAACGTCTTCCGCGTCCTTGCGCGCCTTGTTTCGAGCGGCGCGCAGAGCAATCTGCTCGGGCTTCCCATGGAAGTCCGCGTACTCCTTCTTGTAGTCCCGCGGCTTTCCGTTCTTCATGGCAGGGGTCTTCGTGCGCATTACGACTTACTCCCCGGGAAGCCGGGACCGCCCAAAGGCGTCGTCGGCTTCGGCAGTTCGATGCCGGGAGGCAGACCCCCGGCAACGATGTTGTCCTCACGCATACGGGCTCCTACCGTCTCCTCTTCGGGAGGGGCGGGCGGAAGCGGTCCCGCAGGTGCCGCCCCTTCTTCAGGAGGAGGAGGTGCCTGCTGTTGGTCAGGGGGTGCCAGAATGTCGCGCATTCCAAGCAAGTCGAGAAGCTTGGTGATGAGCTTGGCCTTGTCCACAGCTGGATTTTCCAGAAGCAACGGCATGTACTGTTGAAGCTTCTGCAGCTGTACGAGCCGGTGGTTCTCGGTCGGGCTGTACGGAATGGCGATGTAGTCAAAGTCCAGAGGCTTCTCGACCGGGTTGCGCCGTGGTCGCATGGCCAGCGTCTGCCGCGTCACCTGCAGCACTTCCTGGCTGTCCGTGAGCCGGATGGGCAGCACCGTGTTGGGGGGCAGAAACTCTTCGTAGAGCCCCACCACTTTGCCGGAGTTGTCGACAACGCAGTCTTCGACCATCTTAATCCGACGGCCATTGCGTGTACGCGTCGCCGTGTCCGCCAGCGCCACCTCGGTAGCAACGTCCGCCACACCGACAACACCACGGCTGTACTGCGGGATGCCCAGGATGAACTCGATGCCCGTGTTGCAGCGGTCGCGCATCTCACGGAACTCGGGAGAGAACGTCGGCACAGGCGTCTGCCCGATGATGTCCCGAAGCGGCGCGTTGGCCTTACCCTCGACGTTAATCATCGAGCCCGGTTGGTTGGCTTCCCGCAGCGCGCTCATCAGGGCTTCTGGGTTGTCGACCAGGGCCGTGTTGACCATCATCACAGGCGTCGAAGTGTGCGCGTGCCACAGTTCGAGCGTGTCAATCTCGTTGAGCCGTTCCTGCGAAGAGGCGATGAGCTTGATGTCTGACAGCCCGCCGAGGTCCGTCATGTTCTCGTTGAACGTGACCAGCGAGAACGGGTTGCGGACGTACCGGTAGGGCAACTCGCCCTCGAAGAGCGGGTCTTCGATGTCTTCGAGCACGTGGTAGTACTTGTCCGACTCGAAGTCGTACACCTCGTAGACCGTGACCCACTTGTAGACTTCGAGGCTAGCCTCGTTCACCATCGCGCGGTCGCGAACGTAGTCCTTGAGCCACGTCGGGTAGCCGCCGTAGTACGCTTTCGCGGCGACCGCTGGGTCGTACTGCGACGCCTGCCCCTCGCCACGAGGCTCGGCCCGTGCCGTAAACTCTTCCTTCGTGAGTACCGTGATTTCAACAAGGTACCGAATGTCGTCGAACTTCTTCGCCGACATGTCGAAGAACACAGAGCGCGGGTCTACGTCGAAGATTTGAACGGACTCCCGCTTGAAGTCCCACACCGTCTTCGTGAAGCCCCGTCCGCAGATGGACGCATTGGTTGCCGTCTTCCACAGGGTCGCGTGCAGGTTGTTCCGCCGGAAGCAGTCGTTAATCAGCGCTTCGCGGAACTGCGCGGCAGGTTGCAGAGGCTTCTGCCTAGCCATGACGGTGACTTGTGGGTTCTGCGGACAGACGTTCGCGATCATCGTGTCGATGTAGGCGTACGGGTAGTTCGTCTGGAAGTTAATGTCCTCTTCTTCCAGAATCTCCGTCGAGCCTGATGGGCGCTGGTCGTCAGAGCCCCAGTACTCGGCGACGTACCACGACCGCCAGCGATCCCAGTCGCGGCGCTCAATGCGAGACTTAGAGCGGTGCGTCTTGATGATGCCCTGGATTTGCTTCTGGGTCAGTCCCACAACTACACCTTTAGTCGGCGATAATCTCGTCCAACGCGTCTTGTGTAATGTAGTTTCGTTCTTGTACCAGCTTTCGCGCGGCAGCCATCGGACTCGCCGCATTGAGCACGAAGTCCCTAATTTGGGCACGCTGTGAATTGCTCAACTGGTCTGCCGTAGCAGGCTGACGCTCGGAGGCCCCACGGGCTGGAGCAATCAAGTCTAGCTGACGCTCCAAGTCTTCCCGCCGTCCCAACTCTTGGGCTCCTAATGTAGGCGCCGCAGCAGCCAGCATCAGGATGTCAGACAGGTCAGGAACAACACTAAAGGCAGCGGCAAGGCCCTTCGCGGCTGTCTTCGCTGTGCGCGCCGGATTAGCCGCCATCTCGGCAACACCAGCCTTGACACCGCTAAAAATCTGCTCACCAAGTCCCTTGGCTACCTTAGCTGCGTCTTTGTTTCCTTCCAGGGCCTTGAGGCGCGCGACAATGTACCTGTCAGCAGGGTCAAGCCCTTCTATCACATCGTCACTATGCTTCGCCCAAAGCGTCCCTTGCTGCCCTGTTTGGTACGGTGCAGGTCTAAGGTCACGAGGACTAACCACCGAAGCGTCCATTTCCGGGTTGAAGCGGAGGGTGTACCAATCTGCGGCGGGCACTCCTCTAGGACCCACTTTTCCGGTGCGCCTTGCTTCTTTGAGTGAGAAGTCGTCGTAATACTTGCGCAGGTCTGGGCCTAGATCATCTGGGCTAAGGTCGTCGATGATCTCATCAATCATCTGCTTACTGATACCCGCACGGCGTGCCGGCGCGCTGCCTCGCTTGCCCTCTAGAAGCTGCTTGACGTACCCAACCTGGGCACGTGAATCACGACCAGCAGCCTTCTGGTACTTCAGCTGTTGCGCCTCTTCCAGGCCCTTCTTTAGGTGCTCTTCACGTGCAGCTTCTCCGGTTCTGGTGGCAACGTCTGTGGCTACCGCCTTCCCCGCCTGCTCCGCTGCGCGTGCTCCTAGCGCAATAGCAGCGGCACGACGAGAAGGACTCAAATCGTCAAGAGACTCTTCCTCTTTTTCTGCCATCACCGCCTCCTGCGGGGATAACGTGCACGCACACGCCGCTTGTCTGACTTGTTACCAGCTTTGCGGTATTCCTGCAACTGCTCGTACGTCATGTCACGGAACAACACAACGTTCTCCAACTCTGGTGGCCGTTGGTCTTGCTTGTACCGTCGTGGCGCAGCCCTTGCGACCACACAAGCCAGCTGTAGAGCAGACACCTTGTCCCAGTGATGCCGGTCACGCCGCTTTCCCTTGCTCGTTGCGTTGAGCAGTTCAGAGGATGACGACCGCTCGGTCGACTTGTCCTCACGGTAGGAGCCCAGCTGCCCCACTGTGTCCGCGTCGTTGAGCACCATGCAGTCCATCAGCGCGTCCTGCAAGTAAGATAGCATCTGCGGGACAGACTTCACGGTCGCGGCAATACCGGGCTTGTACGCCTTCTCGTAGTACAAGTTCGGGTAGCCCATCTCTTCGAGCAGCGCGAGCGTGGCGACACCGACGCCATTGGACTCGACGCCCAGCAGGGCGTTGTTGTACTTGCGACCCACCTTGTTCAAACGCTTAGCGAAGTCGACTGGGTCCGTGTTGTCCCCGAAGCAAGCTACCTGCGTCCACTCACCGTCGTAGACCTTGAACACATGAAACGCCGCATGATCCCTCGACGCATAGCCTGCCGGGTCCGCACCGATTACGTACACCGCTCCCGCCTGGGGCTGCTCGTACTCCATGTACGGTGCCTTCCAGTCGCATAGAGCAGACTCTTCGTGCTTCTTCAGTACGTCGGGACGGAAGACACATCCTGCTGTCGCCACCCAGCACGACACGTCGTCGAACGGGTAGTAAACCTTGAACAGGTCTGGGTTGCGACGAATCTCATCGTCTGTCTCCATCATTAGACGACGGAATGCCAGGTTCTGCTTCTTCAGCCCGAGGTGGCCGTAGCGCTCCATCAGCTTGACTTCTTCGTTCGTCAGCGCGCTGTTCTTTGGCCAGGCACGGGTGTTCAGCTTGCCGTCCCAGAACGGAAAGAAGGCGTACACCCAGCGACCATAGCCCCGCTTGGCGTTGCGGCACTGGTCCTTCCACCAGTCTGCCGATGGCATGGACATCGGTGCGGGGGTGGACTCCAGCAGGATGTGGGCGTGGTCCCGGTTAATCATGGACGGGTAAATCATCGAGAACTGCCCACCGGCATCCCGCCAGTACGGCAACTCGGAGCCGTGGAAGTTGTCCGGCGACTGACCGATGCCGACAGCCCCCGTCTCGCCAGAGAGAACACGCAGCTTGCCACCGTGCTGGAACGACAGCTGCCGCACCTCGCGGTTAGGTACAGTCGGAGAACGCACGACGCTTGGCCAGTTCTGGTGCACCATGTGCACGCGGCGGTGCAGGTACTCGGCCCGGTCCTTGTTGTCTGCGATACAGACGTGGTCGTAGCCCGGTGTGTAGGCCGCCTTCACATAGCCACACAACTCACCCGTCAACGACTTGCCGCCCTGCCGGTAGCCCAGCAGGTTGAGCCACTTCACCTGCCCCGCTTCTGTCCGAGGCGGATTGGCGTAGTACGACACCACGGTCGCTTGAAGCTTGTGGGTGATGCCAAACGGGTCGTACTTGATCTCCTGCCCTGTCTTCTGGTCAATGATGCTTCCATACGCGGCCAGGCTGATTGCCGGGTCGCGCAGCGCTTCCAGAGCCTCGGCAGGAATAGCACTCACTTCGAGTGCTTCTCGATAGCGTTCTTTGCTGCAAGTTCGCGAAGTTGCTTCTGGGACAGCTTCTTGCCCTTGTCGTCCCGCTTCTCGGCCTTCTCGGCTGTCTTCATCATGTTCTTGTAGCCAGTATTCATCACAACTCCTACCACTTCACGCGGTCAGCCCAGTAGGCTGCGGACAGCTTGCCCTTGGCAATGTTCTTCGCGTGGCGTGCCTTGAACGACGCCCGCTTCTTCGCTCGCTTGCCCGTTGGATTATCTTCCGTAACGGTGTCCGCGCCCTGCTCCCCGAAGCGGATGAGCTTGACTGTGCCGCCTTCCTTGGCCAGCACGATGTGCGACTTCTTCGGGTGGTCCGGCGTGCGCTTGGGCTTGTTCACGCCCGAGAGCCCGTGCTTCTTCTTTAGCGTCGCGATGCGAGCAGCAACGCGGGTTCGTGCGCCAGCGGACATCACTCCTCCTCTTCTTCGTCGGCCATTGCCTTGGAGTCCTTAGAGGACAGCATAGACCTCTTCGGCTTGAGCGGTTCCTGGCCTCCGTACGGCTGGCCCACGCGCGTTGCGGTCTGCATCGCGTCTGCCTTTTGTTCAAGCGCTGCTAGGCGACCTGCTTGATCAGACGCCTTGTCGGCGCGTTGCTTGTCTTCTGCGAGTTTCTTTGCGTACGCTTGTCGCGCAGCGCTTTCGCGTAGTTCGCGAGCAGATGGAGTTTCTACCAGGGCTTTCAGCGCTTCTTGAAGACGAGGGATCTCGGAGAAGTCAAAGCTCTCGTCTAGGGGCTTCTCTGTTCCGAATATGATGTCCAAATCATCATCTGGAGATTTTGAGTCCGACGAGATTTGTTCCTTCCTCTCCAGTTCGCGAAGAACTTCGGCCACAACGGCCATATTCTGCGCGAGCATATTCTGCTGCGCAAGGTAGCCCACGTCAGACTCATCTACGTCGTCGTAGTCAGGGAATCGAACTTCAGTAACTCTCGGGGGCATGGTTACCTCTTCTTCCCTTTGTGCAGCCCGTGCTTGGCGAACTGCTCGCCCATCTTACGTGCCGCACGCTTCTTAGCGGTAGCGCGGGCGTACTTGCCCGCAGACATACTTCGGATGGCCGCCTCGGGAGCGTAAGCCTCACCGGTCGCGTCGGGCCCCTGCGTCGATGGCTTCCCGGACTTGGTCCGCCACTTCTGCTCGGTCCATCGAATCAGCGATCGCTGCGGCGACTTCTTGGCCATCAGTCCTTGTACCCCCCACCTGCCTTCTTGTAAGCACTAGCCAGCATCTGCGCTTTACGCGCAGACCACTGGCCAGGGGCTCCCCCCTTGCCAGCGGACTTGATGCGCTCGAAGAGCCGCTTACGCATACCCGGCTGGGTGTAGTTACCCGCCTTGTTTACCTGCGACTTCTTCTCGGCCATGCTTACATCCCCGGCATCGGCGCACCCATGTCCGCACCCATGGGCGGCGCAGGGGCTTCGCCCATGCCTGCGCCCATATCGTCGGCGGGGCCTTCGCCGCCTTCCTTCTCGGCGAGGATGCTATCAATCTCGGCTCGAACAGCCTTGAGTGCAGGGACGGGAAGCTGACCGAGAGCGTCCTTGACCTGCGGCGGGACTTCGCCTCCGCCGGCAGCCGCCATTCCTTCGTCA